AGTGAACCTAAGCCCTATGGCGTTCAAGGCTCATATACAAGTTCTACACGATTTAGCAAAGGAGCGAGAAAATGCCAACAGAGGTGGTAGGCGCGGTCGCTCTGCGTAAAGCACTTCGGCAATTTGAGCCCGACCTTGCTAAAGAGACAACTAAAGAGATTGCAAACTTCCTAAAGCCTGTCGTGAGACAAGCAAGGGGGTTTGCGCCTTCTAACGAGGAAGTACCTAGCGGATGGGTCAAGCGCCCTGATGCCGGCGGTCGATGGGCTGCACGATCATACGATGCAGCTGAGGTACGTCGTGGAATTACTTTTAAGTCAACACCTTCTAAGCCTAATCGTAATGGCTTTAGATCACTAGCCACTATCTTTAACCGTTCTGCTGCTGGCGCTATCTATGAGACCGCAGGGCGCAAGTCTGGTGACGTAGGCAACTTCACTCCTAAACTTGGTGGGCAGATTAAGGGCAAGAATCGCAAAACATCAGGTCGCGTTATCTTCCGCGCAGTAAGCGAAGATGAGGGCAAGTTGACCCGTAACATCATCAGAGCCGTAGAAAAGGCTGCTGATAAATTGAACGCAAGGAGCAAGGCATGAGCATTTTAATTAACATTGCTTCGGAGTTCACAGGCAAAAAAGCATTTAAGCAAGCCGAGAAAGCCACCTTTGACCTCGACAAGAGTGTAAAGAAGTTAGGCAAGTCTCTAGGACTAGCACTATCTACTACTGCCGTTATCGCCTTTGGTAAGGCTGCGGCTAAGGCTTTCGCTGAGGATCAGAGAGCAGCGACCAACCTTGCTAACGTCGTAGATAACCTCGGACTATCTTTCGCTAACCCTCGCATCACTCAATTTATCGACACACTATCCAGAACCGCTGCGGTCGCAGACGATGAGCTTCGTCCAGCCTTCCAGAAGTTACTCACCCAAACTGGCTCACTTGAAGCATCCTACGCTTTGCTTACCCAAGCCATTGAGGTAAGTCGTGGTTCTGGCGTTGACCTAGCCACAGTAGTTAACGATCTGGCTCAGGCTTATGTGGGTAACCTCAAGGGACTCCGTAAGTACAACCTCGGACTTACTCAGGCACAACTTAAAACAATGACCTTCGCTGAGATTCAAGAGCGGTTACTCAAGCTCTTCTCTGGCTCTAATGCAAAGTACCTTGAAACCTATGCCGGAAAGATGGAAGCCATCACCGTAGCAGCAGGAGAAGCCAAGGAGACAATCGGCAAGGGCTTGGTAGATGCTTTGCTTATTCTCTCAGGCAATACCACAGTCCAAGGTCTAGCCGATGATATGCAGAAACTTGCTGAGGCTACCGCTTGGTATCTAAAGCAGTTGGCTAAAAACCTCAAGCCTTATGTAGATGCAGTAAGAGCTATTATTACTGGCATCCGTGTAATCATTGACTTCTTTAATACAAGTCAAGCAGGAGCGGCTTTCGGACAGGGCGCAGCAGAGCAGTTCAATAGGGAAATGCAGAACCGCAAGGACTTGTATCCACAAGCGGGTAATAACGCAGTCACAGGCTATAAGAAGTCTGCTGCCGAGATTAAGGCTGAGAAGGAAGCCGCTGCCCGCGCTAAGGCTTTGCTCAAGGCTCAAGAAGCCAACACTAAAGAACTCAAGCGCCAAGCATTGGCTAAGAAGCAATCAGCCCTATTCGACCTTGAGCAGATTCAGATCGTGGCTGCTCTCAAGGGCAAGATTACTAAAGAAGAAGAACTACGCCTCAAGTTACAGTTAGCCCTTATCACAGGCAATACAGATGAAGCCGATAAACTATCTCAGCAATTGGCTAACGCTATAGACTCAACTGGCAAACTTGCTGGATACCTGAGAACACTTCCAGATGCTAATAACCCATTTAAGAGCTGGGAAGCCTTCCTAGATGCCATGATTGCTAAAGCTCGCTTGGTAGCATCCACCGCATCAGGAACAGTAGGCAACGCTCCTACAACCAACGTTCCAAGTTCTAACGCGTTCCCAGACCCAAGCGCAAGCCAAGCAGAGATTAACCGCGAGCGCGGCTTAATGTACGGCTCAGGTAACGTAGGCGTTCCAATCATTCTCGAACTTGATAAGAAGCAAGTCGCATCAGCGATGCTAGACCTTTCAATGAGCGCAGGACAAGTTACTTACTTAGATCGTAGAACAGGTGGATTCGGATAATGGCTCTGCCAGCTCAAATAGCCGTATCCTTTGACTTCTCTAGTGGCGCTACCTTCGGCTATCCATTCGTAATTGGTGATAGCAAGTACGGCATCCTAGGAGTATCTACTCTCGGTGCATCGACCGTACCCGTTCCAATCGTTGACCTTACTCCTGATGTTCGCCAGATTACCATCAACCGTGGGCGCAATATCCAGCGTGACCAGTACGAGTCTGGCAGCGCCGTAGTGCGAGTCCTAGACCCTAACTCATACTTCAACCCACAAAACACCTCTAGCCCTTACTACGGCTACCTAGTGCCATTGCGTAAGTTGCGTGTATCAGCTACAACGGGAACAGATCAGCACTTCCTATTCTCAGGCTATACAACAGAGTACCGATACACCTACCCACAAGGGCAGGAGATTGGTTACGTCGATATCTTCTGCTCAGATGCTTTCCGCCTATTCCAACTATCACAGGTTGAGACAGTCGCAGACTCAGGAGCAGGGCAATCTACCGGCACTCGCCTAGGTAAGATTCTCGACCAGATATCCTTCCCTGCCAATATGCGTACCTTTGCTACTGGTGACTCTAACTGCCAAGCAGACCCAGGAACGCTTCGCACTTCTTTAGCAGCCTTGAAGAATGTCGAGTTCTCTGAGCAGGGCGCGTTCTATATGGATGGCTCTGGTACTGCCGTGTTTAAGGATCGTAGCGATGTAGTCTCATCTATCGCTGCTACCCCTATCGAATTTAACCAAACCACAGGCATCCCATACGCTAACTTGGTCTACGCCTTTGACGACAAGCTCATCATCAACCAAGCCAGTATGACCCGCTACGGCGGCACTCAGCAGTTCGCAGAGAACACCGCATCGGCTATCAAGTACTTCCCTCACTCATATAGCCAACAGGACTTGGTTATCGATACAGATGCCAATGCTCTCAATATTGCCCGTACCTATGTGGCGACAAGAGCTGAGACAACCATCCGCATCGATGCCATGACCATCGACCTGCTAGACCCAGATGTGCCAACCAATACGATCATCGGCTTGGACTACTTCGATGTATGCAAGATTACCAACGTGCAGCCAGATGGCAGCACAATCGTTAAAACCCTACAGGTGCAGGGCTTGGCTTGGGATATCACTCCTAATCGTATGTTCTGCACAGTAACAACACTAGAACCCATAACCGATGGATTCGTAATAGGAAGCACAGAACGCGGTATAATTGGCGTGAGTGCTATGACTTACTAGGAGATATAAATGGCAACAGGCTTTCCAGCATCAACAGGCGACATCCTTACCGCTGCTGCATACAATGGTCTAGTCACTTTCGAGATCGGAACAGACCAGACTGCTGACTACACCGCAGTTATTGGCGATGGCTACCAGAAGCTAGTGCCTATGAACAAGGCAACCGCAGTAGCCTTTAAGATTCCTACCAACGCATCCGTAGCCTACCCAGTCGGTACAGTCCTTAACGTACTTAACAAGGGCGCTGGAGCGGTCACTATCTCAGCGGTCACCTCAGGCACAACTACAATTCTTTCGGCAGGTGCAGTAGCCGCATCTCCTACACTCGGTCAATACAAGGCGGCAGCCTGTATTAAGGTTGCAACAGACACATGGTATGTGGTGGGCGCGATTGCTTAACAACGCCGTTGCGGTTTATGCACCCTATGTAGTGCCTGTAACCAACTCCTATGAGTCCATAGCCACCGTTACGGTTGGCTCTGGCGGTTCATCTTCTATCTCCTTTAGCTCGATTCCGTCCACCTACAAGCACTTGCAGATTCGTATGATTACCCGTACTTCTGGCTCAGGCGTTGTCCGTACTGCTTACGCAAGATTCAATAGCGATACTGGGTCTAACTATTCGCTTCACTTGCTTTACGGTACAGGCTCAAGCGCAGCAGCAGGAGCGGCTACCTCTACTTCATTCTTTACTGCCGGACAGATTGCAGGAGCAGGGGCTACTTCTAGCGTATTCGCTGGATCAGTAGTCGATATCCTTGATTACGCAGATACCAACAAGTATAAGACCACTAGAACTTTGGCTGGTATTGACTCCAATGGAAGCGGTGAAGTAGGTATTCAATCAGGTAACTGGCGCTCTACTTCTGCCGTATCCTCAATTCTGATTTATCCAGAAGCGGGCGACTTTCAGCAATACTCATCATTCGCGCTATATGGAATCAAGGGGTAATAATGCCATCGACTTATGAACCGATCGCGACTCAGACACTTAGCAGCACTACAGGGGTTGTAACTTTCAGCTCGATTCCGTCTACATATACCGATTTAATTGCCGTAGTTAACCCAGTAACAGATACAAACGGCTACGGTTTAAAGATGAGATTAAACGCTGATTCAAACAACTATTACAGTATGACCTATTTAACAGGTAATGGATCATCAGCCATAAGCGCTAGAGATTCTAACGTTACTAGCATATCCATAGGTTATTATTCTGGAGTTCCGCTTACTTTAGGTACAAGCACTTCTATAGTTCATGTTATGAATTATTCTAATAATACAACCTATAAATCAGTATTGATTAGACAAAGCAAAGCGGATGCAGAAGCAGATGTTGAGGCGGCTTTATATCGCGTTACCAATGCAATAACCAGCGTTTCATTTGCTGCTGGTGGCGCTTTCCCTTCCGTCAATTTTCTTGCTGGTTCAACCTTTACTCTCTACGGAATTAAGGCGGCATAATGGCGACTACATTTGAGCTTATCTCAGCCGTTACAGTTGGATCAGGTGGGGCTGCGACGATTGACTTTACTAGCATCCCTAGCACCTTTACAGACCTATGCATTAAAATATCAGCACTTGGCAATCAAACAGAAGGTATGTATTTACAGTTTAACTCAAGCAGTGCAGATTTTACTGGTCGCTATCTTATAGGCGATGGCTCAACAGTCACTTCTGGTGTTTTAGCCCGATATGCGGGAAGCATAAAAAATTTAGCAACCACACCAAACAACACAGAAATTTATATTCCTAATTACGCAGGTTCTACCAATAAATCCTTTTCGGTTGATAACGTTCAAGAGGACAATGTAACTTTGGCTTATCAGAATCTTATTGCTGGACTTTGGTCAAACACGGCAGCAATTACAGGAATCAAAATTGAAGCTGCAACCTCATTCCGTCAATACTCAACCGCCTACCTATATGGAGTAAAAAATGCCTAACCCAACTAAAGTAATCATTGACTGCTCAACAGGCGAAGTTCAGGAAGTTGAACTAACCGCTGAGGAAATTCAGCAGCGCGAAGATGATCGTATTGCAGCTGAGGCAGCAGAAGCAGAGAAGGCAACCGCAGCAGCTCTTAAGGCTGAGGCAAAGGCTGGACTGCTGGAGCGCCTAGGCATCACCGCAGAAGAAGCAGAACTACTCTTGGCATGAAGCCTGTCCTATGCAAAGCGGGTCAACAACTCAGAGAGCAGTTCGATGACTCATTCCCAGATCGTGATAGGCGTTCCGATGGATGGCTTGGCGACACACGCCACGCAGCGCGCCCTAGTGATCACAACCCTGATGCAAAGACTGGGGTGGTTCGAGCAATCGATGTGGATAGAGATGTCTCTGGTGCAGCAAAGCCCGACCTCATGCCCGATATTGCAGATCAGATTCGACTCTGCGCTAAGGCAGGAGACAAGCGTATTGCCTACGTCATATTCGACGGCAGGATTGCAAGCTCTCGCATGGCATGGCGCTGGCGCAAGTATCGCGGAAGCAATCCGCATAACCATCATTGCCATATCAGCTTCACTAAAAGGGGCGACAACGATTCTACGTTCTTTAATATCCCGCTATTAGGAGGCAAGTAAATGGAAGCAATCATTCTCGGTGGACTTGGCTTAATGGCTATCCCTGCTATCCGCGCTGCTATCAAGGCGTACCGCGCTAAGAAGGCAATCGCCGATGTTGTAGTAGATGCAGTAGAGGCTGCGGTAGATGCCGTCGACCACAAGAAGTGAGTCCACAGGATTGGGCTGCGATTGTAGCCATCTGCGCGACGGTTCTAACTGGTACGGCTGCACTCTTACGATTTGTAGTGTTGCACTATCTAGCAGAACTCAAGCCTAATTCCGGCTCTTCAATGAATGACCGTCTAGTGCGTGTCGAAGCAATGTTAGAAGTCCTACTCAAGGGAAAATAAAGCCATGGCAAGGAAGCGACCTGTAATCGACCTCGATACCTACTCTGCGCTGGATGCTTATGCAATAGCGTTGAACGAGTATTACAAGTCACTTAAACGCGCTGGCTTTAGCGAGAAGCATTGCTTCTGGTTGATATCAGATCGTGAGTCCTTTCCTGATTGGATTATCCCTAACCTTCCCAATCGCATCGACAATATCCCCTATGAGGACGACGACGAGGACTAAATGAAGAAGATTCTGGTAATTCCAGATTTACAGATTCCTTTCCATGACGAGCATGTTGTACGAAATGTCGTACGATTCGCCAAGACTTTCAAAGCCGACCAAACCGTCACCCTCGGCGATGAGATGGATATGCAAGAGCTCGGTCGCTGGTCTGAGGGCAAAGCCGATTGGTTCGCTCAGACCCTAGACGATAACCGCAATATGACTATTGACATTCTCTGGGAGTTGGGCGTGACGGACATGATCCGCAGCAACCACACAGACCGCCTATACAACCAGATAAGCAGCAAGATACCCGCACTCGGTTCTTTGCCAGAGCTGCGCTTCGAGCGCTTCCTCAAGATGGACGAGATGGGCATCAAGTTCCATAAGGATGAGATGAACATAGCCCCTAACTGGATAGCAGTCCATGGCGACCATACCCCTATCAAGCCACAAGGGGGCTTATCAGCCCTTGAGGGGGCTCGTAGACGGGGTAAGAACGTTATCTCAGGACATACTCACAGAGCAGGGCGTTCGTCCTTTACAGAGGCTTCTGGAGGGCGTGTAGGGCGTATCCTGCATGGCGTAGAGGCAGGGCATCTCATGGATACCCGCAAGGCTTCTTACACCAAGGGCGTTATGAACTGGCAGCAAGCCTTTGCCATCATCTACGTCCATGAGAAGAACGTTCAGGTTGACCTGATCCATATCGAGAAGGACGGTACTTTCATTGTCTCAGGCAAGCGGTACGGACGGCATCGCTAGCCCTTACTTTGAGGATGAAGACCCATCCACAATCGTTATCAAACCGTTACCAAAATATACTCGACACCGCCCAGCCCTAAGATAAAGTTCTGTCTGTAGCCGAGATACGGTCTACGGAAAGGGCACTATGAGTTTCTTTGCAATTGCAGCTTATACAGTTATCTGCGCTGCTTTGGGTTACATGATTGGACGATCCGACGGGCAGGTTGAAGGTCGCATCGAGCAGTTTCAGCGAGAGAACCGATGAACGCTGGTGACTTCCTTACTGAAGCGAAAGCAATCATCCAAGATCGCGGAATGGACTACGGTCACCCGTCAGACAATATGCAGCGAACCGCACGACTTTGGTCTGCATACCTCGAAATGCCTATTACAGACTACCAAGTTGCGAATTGTATGGCATTGGTCAAGCTCGCTCGGAGTATGGAAACGGGAAAGGTCGATAATTACATCGACGGAGCAGCCTATATGGCAATAGCAGGTCAACTACACACAGAGGAGAACGAGTTATATGTTTAAGTTTGATGAATTAGAGGCGTTGAAAGAAGCTGCAATGGCTCGCGATGCTTTCATGGAAGTTATTGTCTATCAGAACGAGCAGATTCTACGCGAGTTAAAGTCCTCTGGATGGAAACTCAAGATCATGAGCGAGAAGTGATATGGGATTCTTCAACCTTGAAGATTACGAGACAGTCGAAGAACGGCTGGTCAAGTTCTGGGCTGAGAATAAGAACGGTCGCGTATTCACTCGGCTACTTGATTCATCGTCCAATCGGTTTATTGTCGAGGCTGCTATTTTCCGCAGCCATGACGATACTCTCCCATGGGCTACTGGACTCGCCGAGGAGACAGTCCAAGGGCGCGGAGTTAATGCGACTAGCGCTCTCGAAAACTGTGAGACTTCTGCTATCGGTCGCGCATTGGCTAACGCTGGATATGCAACCAAGGGCAAAAGGGCAAGTCGGGAAGAAATGACCAAGGTAGCGGCTAAAAATGTAGCACAATCTGCTATCGAAGAAGCCAAGGCAAAGATGGCTGAGACTGGTAAGGAGTATGTTCCTATCGCCAAGGAAGATGATCCATGGACTATCAGAGAAGCTGCACCGGCTACAACAGTCGATGAAGCAGTATCGATAGTGAAGGACATTATAGGTGGTCAGACAGAACGCGACATTCCAGTTTGCAAGAAGTGTGACCCACCTAAGCCAATGAGTTGGAAAACAGGTCAGGGCAAGAACGGAAAGCCATACGGCAAGTTTGATTGCTGGACTTGTAAGGACATAATTTGGTACGAAATCAGCCCATCAGGGGCATGGCAGCCACAGAAGAATAAGTGGTGAGTCATGACTGATTATCAGCAGAAGATTCGAGACGTAATCCTCGAAGCAGTAAACCATGAGATACCAATCTACGCAGCTCAGGAGATGGTCGAAGCGATCATGTGGGCTGAGATAAATGGAGACAAGTAAATGGGCGCATTAGAGTTTATGAACCAAGACGGCGAGTGGGAGAAGTTCCCAAGCGATGAAGACATGAAGATGCTTGAGAGCATGAAGTCTGCCAATCCTGAGCAGCCTATGAGTCCTGAGATTGTGACCTTATGCCATTTATGTAACGAGCCTTTCCCTATTGAGAGCATCGTTATCACAGGTGGATCACTAAAGACAGGATTTACATGGTCATGCCCTAAGTGCCATGCAGTATCAGGAATTGGGAAGGCATAATCAGATATGCCATCTCAACACCGCAAACACCGAGGGTTCAGGACTGAACGGGTAGTAGCTGAGTATCTCAGTCAATACTGGTCAGGGGCTACGGTAGGGCGCGGTAACGGTAAGGACATAGTGAATGTGCCTATGGACATAGAAGTGAAAGCGCGGGCTGACTTCAAACCGTTGGAGTGGTTGCGCCAAAGTCGTAAGCGGACTGAGAAGAACAAGGAACTCAACCTTGTGGTCTGCCGTATGAATGGACAAGGTGAAGATGCGGCGGAGTATTTAGCCTTTCTACCATTCAGCGACTTGGTGCAATTACTTATTAAAGCAGGTTACGCAGATATTCAGGCAGATACGGTAAACTTGATTCCTACAGACTGCACCAAATGTGGTGCTCTGAAGTTTAAGGATATGAAATGCAGAATCTGCGAGAAGCTCGATAATGCCAACCTATGAGTTCCAATGCCGTAATGACGATTGTGAGTCTACGGCGATACTAGATCATAAACTCGCCATCCATGAGCCGCATGATGTGGATTGCCCGTTCTGCGGTGAGCCAATGAACAAGGTCTACTCAAGCGTTCCAGCGGCAGTATTCAAGGGGACAGGGTTTTACTCAACCGACAACAGATAGGGGTCAAGATGAGAGCGACACGCCTTCTGACCAGCACTTTTACTGAGATGCTTGGTTGATATGATAAACTTACAGAGTTATTTCGCTTCTTGCTTTTCGGCTAATTCGCCTCAAGCGAATAGCGCGAGCCGCTTAGGCGGTCGAGCTCGCGCGGTAGCCGTGTTCGTTTCACTCTTTATGGGTATAGGTCTATCTAATGCCGATAGCGTTACAAATCATTCATTTACACCTAAAGACTATATTCGCTCATTACTTCCTCCTAAGCAAGCCTTATGTCTCATAAAGCTATATGGGAAAGAATCAGCATTTAACCCTAGAGCTATAGGTAACATAGGTGGACGCATACAGGCCTATGGCATACCACAATTGAAGAACCCACTAATAAGAGATATGAACCCATATAATCAGATAGACTATGGCATTAAGTATATAGATCATAGATATGATAATGCGTGTGATGCATACACTCATTGGCTTAAGAAGGGTTGGCACTAATGAGTAGTAAGAAGGGTGACCCACGTCTCAGCCGTAAGTATAAAGAGATTAGGTTAAAGAAGTTAGCAATGGATGGATGGGTCTGCTACTACTGTGGCTATGAGGGTAAGGACATGACTATAGATCATGTGATACCTGTATCTAAAGCGCCTGAGTTAGCAATAGATATTAA